CGAGGGCGGGGTGTTGTCGATGACGGTGAACTCATAGTGCGACGGCTGGCTGCGGTTGCCGGCGTCATCGACGTGGACCAGCTTGAGATGGACCTTGCCCCCCTGCAGAGCCTCGAACACAAACTCCGGTTGATCGAGCGGAATGTCGAATTCTTCGCTGGGGCCCGTCTCGTTGACGGTGCGGACCAGCTTGCGCAGCGCGACCTCGCCGCGCTCGGCCTCGGGGATGGCGGGCAGCAGCACATGGACACGAAAACGATTGGACATCAGGGAAGCCTCCAGGAAACAGTACAGGCCGCCGGGCTGCGGGGGCAACGTCGCCCACTGGATCAGCCGGCGGAAAAACGTGCGCAAATCGGAATGCATGGCTGGCCTTACGGATGAATGATCGTCACCGGGCCGCCATTGTGGCCGCAGTTCTTGCAGATCAGCGTCCAGGCTGGATGGCTGCCGATTCCGCGAACTTGAGCCATCCGCTCGCCGCAGCGCGGACAGTCGCGGTGATCGCGTTTGGGGCTGGTGGACTTCGCCGCAAAGACGCTGCCGCGGCGATGGCGGAGGGGCTTCTCGGCGCCAGTCGTGGCCTGCCGCCGCGCGGTGGCCATGGCGGCCGCATATTCCTTGCTGACTCGCTGCACGCGCCAGGCCCGCGTATCAACCGCAAACACGTCGAACCCGTCGGTGACGCACAGAAACGGCAGCGAGACCGCCAGCACTTCCAGCGGGCAGCCGTCGAACCGCACCGCCCGATAATCCTCGGTGCGCCAATCGAACGGGCTATAGGCCGGCACATCCAGGCATTCCACCAGCGTTATGTACTGGCCCTTGGCCAGATCGTCAGGGCGCGTCATCGAACTCTCTCCCGTACAGCAGCCGGGCTTCGTGGGCTGACTTGTAGCCGATGAACTGATACTCGCCGTCGGGCGTCCGCAGGTAGGCGGCCCGGATGGTGTGTTCCGGGCGCTGCCCGTCCTTGCCGGGCGGCACTCCAGTCAGCAGTAGGTGCGGCTCGCGATCGCAGGGATACTGCGCGCCGTCCTCCGGCCCGCCGTTTAATCGCAAGAGAGGCATCGGCTTACTCCGCTGGCGCGTCGCCGTTGAGTTTTTGCAGAAACCTCCGGACCGCTTCACGGCTGGTCACCAGGTCCTTGCCCTCATAGATGCACTCCAAATGCACCCGTTCGCCCGTAATCGGAGAGGTGAGGCCGTTCTGCCACCAGCTCTTGAGCGTAGTGTGATGCCGCTTCACCCCCAGGGCCTCGCCGGCGTCCAGTGGAAATCGCCGCTCGTCGTAAATGCTCATGGGTAGCGCGTGCTCCGTGCCCACGCATCCTATAGACCACCCCTCGATAGTTTCAAGCGGAGTCGCGCAGTTTTCCGTGCGGTGCCAGGCGTCCTCTGCCAGCGGCGATTGAAAAACCCTATCTCCCGCCCCTGTAATTCGCCAAACCACCATCCGGAGTTTTTCTGATCATGACCGCCGCCGCCCTCGCCGCCCCGCCCGCTCCGCCTACTCCGCCAGCGGGGATGCCTGTCAGTGGAGGGTTTGCGCCGCAGGCGGCCCAGCCCGATAACGGCCTGGGCGGCGGATACGTGATGCCGGCGCAGCCAGCGCCCGCCGCCCAGCGGCCGCAGTGGGGGCAGTTTTTTCCGCAGGCCGCCGCCCTCGCCGCCCCGCCCGCTCCGCCTACTCCGCCGCCCGCCGCCTGGCAGGCTCCGCCCGCGCCCGGCCAGGCGGCCCCGTCCGGCCAGCAGCCGATGTTGGCCGATCCATTGCAGCGGCCTCCGGCCGCCGCCACGCAATTCAACGACGGCCTTGCGCTGGCCGGACCGGCGGCAGGTGGACCGCCACCGGCAGCGCTAGCCGCCCCGGCAGGCGCACCACTTGCGGCGGCCGCGCCGGCTGGGGTTGGCACACCACAGCCTCCCGCCCCGCCGCCGACCGCGATTCGTGATCGGCTCGCTGGCCAAGGGTTGCCGGTCGGACATTACGCGTCCGACGAGCAGCTGCTGGCTGACCTGGGCAGCACGCTCTCCCAGGTGCAGCAACTCCAACAGCTCGCCGGCTATGGGCGGCAATATCTGGCGCAGCAGAGCCAGCAGCCGCCGGCCAGTCCGCCCGCCCCAGCGCCCGCGCCGGCCGCTGGGCCGGCCACCCCGTCAGCCACGACCCCCCAGCGGCCACCGGCCCCGGAGTGGCGCGAGGAGTGGGCCAGCCTGGTGCGGCTTGACGAACGGACCGGACGCTTTGTGCCGGTCGATCCGCTGGCCGTCAACCCGCTGATTGTCGAGCGCGCCAACGAATACGCGGCCTGGCGGCGGCAGCGGGCGGAGGCCATGATCCGCGACCCGATCGGCACGCTCCGCGCTGAAGGCCTGGACGACATCCTGCAGCAAGAGCGCGAGCGGATCGTACAGGAGCTGCGTCAACAGGCGCTAGAGGAGCAGCAGGCCCAGGAGGCTCAGCGGCTGCAGGAGCAATTCCTGAACGAGAACCGGGCCGCCTTCTTCCAGCTTGATCCGATCGGGCAGCCGGTTATTAACCCGCTCACTGGGCAGCCAGTCATCACGCCCCGCGGTCATGCTGCCCAGCAGCACGCAGCTCAATACAGCCAGGCATTCGCGGCCCGCTACGGACATGAGCCCCACCCGGCCGACGTCATCCAGCACGTCCGCCAGGCCCTCGCCGCCGACGAAGCCCGCGGCCTGTTTGGCCCTCCGGGCCAGCCGCCCGCCGGCAGCGGTCTATTGCCGGGAACCGGCGCTCTGCCGCTGGCAGGCGTCGGCGGCGCGCCGACGCAGCAGCCCGGCCAAATCCAGCAGGCCCTCCTGGCCACCCAGCAAGCCGCCCAGCAGCGGATGCAGGCCATGAATGGGGCGCACTACCAGCCAAACCAGATGGGCACGATCGCCGCCGCGGCCCAACAGCCCGAGTTCGCCCAAAACCCGCACGAGAGCTTTCGCGACACGCTCGTGAAAAGCGCGATCCGGCGGGGGATGTTGCACCCTAACTACCAATAGAGGTAATCGCTCATGGCCCTCACCGCACCCGGCTCGTTAATCAACACGTTTGACGTGGAGTGGATCGGCGTCCTCCAGGAACAGACCCCCCGCTACCTGGCCGGATTCGTCGATGAGACGATCCGCCGTCGGATCCTGCTGGCGATGCTCCGCCGTCAGGGGCGGATCGTGCTGGGTGTGAGCGGGCCGATGTGCATCTGGAGCATCAAATATGCTCAACCGCCAATCCAGAGCGTGGGTGATGCGGGCGGCTACACGTTCGACCGTCACCAACTGCAGCGGCAGGCGGCCCTCAACTGGCGCGGGTACTATGGCAGCGACTTGCTGACCGAGAAAGAGTACCTAATGAACAAGGGGCCGGGGCAGATTTTCGAGCGCTATGGCCAGATCATCCCCAGCCTGATGGAGTCGCTGACCGACACCTTCGGCGGCGAACTGTTCATCGACGGCGAGGCGGCGAACAACGAGAACCGCATCCACGGCATCGAATCGTTCATGGGCACCGGGACGGTCACGGCCACGGACCTGATCGCTGCTCCCAGCGACACGTTCGCCGGGCTCTCGACCGTGCCGGGCATCGAAGGCGGCACCTGGAGCACGAGCCTGGCCAGCGGCAGCCGGCCCAATGCCTCGCTGGCCAACGATTGGCCGCACGGCACGGGCAGTGTCAGCTACGACTTCTACAGCCCCAAGCCGATCAATTACTCGGCCACGACCTGGGGCACCAACGCGACGACGTGGGAGTCGAACTGCGAGCGGGCTCTGCGGCAAGCCAAGATCTGGCTCAGCAACCTGGGCGGCCAGTCGGGCATGAACCTGGTCTGCCTGCTGTCGGCCGATTTGTATTTTGGCTTCGTCAATCACATGGCGGCCAAGTTCAAGGGCCTGCATCCCCATAAAGAGTCGGAGGACCTGGGCTTTTCCGACGCCATGAACTTCGAGGGCATGTCGGTGATGTACGACTACAACGTGCCCGCCGGCACGGGCTACATCTTCGACGTGCGCATGATGGAGCTGGCCAGCCTGGACAATGTGCTGTTCGGCTACCGCGGACCCGAATACTACATGCCCCAGAATGCCTGGCTCTTCAAGGTCGGCTACTGGGGCAACGCCCGGTGGCGCCCGAAGCACTTTGCGAAGCTGAAAGCCTACGCGTAACAAACCATCGGGGGATAGTTTTTTCGGCCGCCCGCTTCTTTCCGATCACCTCCAAAGGAACCAACCATGAGCCGAGTCGCCAACCCCGCCTGCGAGCGCGGCCAGACGGTGCCCAGTGGGCGCCTGGCCCACTTGTACGGCTTCGAGACCACCTTTGACAACATCCGCTCGCTGCCGTCAACGGAAGCCGGCGTCAAGCAGGACGAACGGTTGGTGCGGATGCGGTTCGTCAAAAACGACTCGGGCGGGGCTCTACTGCCCGGCCAAACGGTGTCCTGGAAAAGCGGCTACGCGGGCAAGCGGGTCACTAATCCCGCCGCCAGCGCCACCGCGCAGATCGTCGGGACGGTCGATCCCTTGCTGCCCTCGGCCGGCGTGGCCGACGGCGAAGGGTTTTGGATTGTGGTGGATGGCCCCTGCAAGTTCCGGCTCGACGCCAACGCCACCAGCGCCGAATTCGACGCCCTGATCGCCAGCGCCAGCGTGGCCGGCTGCGTTCGCACCGGCACGACCAGCGGTGGCATTGTCGGCCGCAATGAGCAGTCCGGAACAGCCGACGCCGGTGGCGGCGCGTTGGCGACCGCCACGGTGATTTGGGGCACCTTCCGTCCCAACTAGCATCAGCGCGGAGGGTGGGGTGCGGAATGCGGAGTTCCGGTATTCCGCAATCCGCAATCCGCAATCCGCAATCATGCCCAGCCCAGCGCCACTCCCCGAATTGCCCACCGACCTGCGGCCGGCCCCGCCGGCCGTGCGGATGTGGCAACCCTGCGGAGGCTGTGGGCAGCCACTGGAGTCTCCCGAGCAGTGCTACGGCGGCCTCTGTCCGACCTGCCATAGCCAGACGAGGTCCGCCATCAATTTGGCGGCCGCCCGGAAGCGCAATGAGACCAAGGTCCGCGAGTTCCTGGAGCAGATGAACCAGGCCCAGCAGGTCTCTGAGATGGAGCTGCTGACGCAAAAGATCCTGGCCTATGTGGGCGGCCTGGATCGGACCGCGGCCATGGTGGGCGAAGTGCTCCTGACGGCGCACGCACAAGCTATTGAGACGGGCAAGATCAAGAATTTCATGGACGCGATGCGGACGGCTATCTTCACCCCGCTGGCCGTGTGCGATCAGCGCCGCCCCAAGCAGCCGGTCACGATCAGCGAAGAGGAAGCGAACGCGATTATTGCCGAAGTCCTGCTCCGCCACGCCGACAGCGGCAACGAGGAAGCCCTGGAGCGGCTGGCCGCGGCCAGGGGGTTCCGGCTCGTCCGCGATGACACGATCGACGCCGCGGCCGTCTCTCCGACCGCGGAAGCGGACCAGAACACAGCCGAGGAGGTGCGCGATGCTGGATGATCGCCGCTTCCAGGAAGCGCTGCTCGAAAAAAAGCAGCGGCTCTATGATCCGGTGCGGTTATTCCGGCCGCTGCCGGCGCAGCTTCCGCTGCTCAAGTCGCGGGCCAGCGAAGTGATCCTGCGAGGCGGCAACCGCAGCGGCAAGAGCGTGACGGGCGCTGCCATTGTGGCCAGCGCCGCGCGACGGCTGCCGCTGCACGGGCTCGACGGCAAGCCACTGCCGAACTTCTGCCCGACGAATCGCCCGCTGACGATCTGGGTCATCGGCAAAGGCGAGTCTCATATCGGGCAGACCCTGTACCGCCTTTTGTTCGAACCGGGGCAGATTCCGATTTTCAGGGATCGCCGCGGGCAGGTGCGGGCCGCCCGGAACTACGCTGAGCGCAAAGCCGGCGAAGAGCAGGGCCTCAAGTGCGGACCCTTTATTCCGCTCATCGACCTGGCCGGCAATCCAGGCGACGAGATTGCCAGCATCTCCTGGAAGGACAAGGGCGAGCATCATTTCTCGTCGTGCGTGCTCAAGAACGGGACGACCATCCACGCCTTCACCAGCACGGGCGACGTCAAGATGGGCGACCCGGTGGACCTCATCTGGATCGACGAGGACATCGCCTATCCCAAGTATGTGGCGGAGTGGCAGGCCCGCCTCTCTGACCGCAAGGGGCGGCTGATCTGGACGGCTTGGCCGTGGGCCAGCAATTGGGCGCTGGTGGAGATGAGCCGCCGAGCCGCGGAGCAGCGGCTGCGCTCCGACCCGGATGTCTTCGAAGTCGTGCTGCGGTTTAGCGACAATCCGCTCATCGACGAAGACGAGAAGCGCAAGCGGCGGGCCGCCTGGAGCTACAGCGGCTCAGCCGAGCTGCGAAGCCGTGACGAAGGGGATTTCGTCACCGACCTCTTGCTCATGTATCCGAACTTTTCGCGCCGCCTGCATGGGCTGGGGCAGGACCGAGACGAGCTGCCGTCCCAGGAGGCCCACAATGCTGCGTGAACGCCTCCTCAAGGCCCTTGCCGACAACGCCTGGACGCCCCCCCGCACCTGGACGCGGCGGATGTTCCTCGATCCGGGCCACTCGACAACGGCCTGCCTGTTTATAGCCACGCCGCCGCCGGACCTGGGCGACTTTGTCGTGGCCTACGACGAACTGTACCTGCACGGCTGCGACACCCATCAGACGGCTCAGGCTGTGCGGCAGAAGGTCAGCGGCCAAGCGCTGTACGAATGGTTCATCGACGGCCGGATTGCCCGGCAGTCGGTCGTCGGCCTGGGCGGCGTGACATATCACAAGCTGTACGCCGACGCCTTCCAGCAACTCGGCCTGCAGACGATCCAGAACAGCTACGGCTTTACACTGGCCAACGACGATGAAGCAGCCGGCATCATGGCGGTCCGCTCCTGGTTGAGTCTCCGTGAGAATGGCACACCCAAGTTCTTCTACCTGATTCAGTTTTGCCCGCACCTAGAAAACGAACTGACGATGCTTCGCAAGAAGATCGTCAAGGACGAAACCGAGGACAAAGTGGCTGGCGGCCAGCCAGACCACCTGGCGGACTGCCTGCGGTACGCGGCGATGAGCGGCTGCGAGCATGTGCCGCTCAGTCAGGAGCAGCTCGCGCCCGAGAGCCCCGTCTATCGCTTCTTCCGCGAGCAGTGGCAGCAGCAGCCTGCCACGGCAGGCCAGCAAACGATTCACTGCGGCCCTGGCAGCGTTCAGGCCGCGTAACCACCACCCAAGGAAAGTCCTATGTCCACCGCTACCGAATCTCCCAAGCGAGCCAGCGACCTGCCGCAGCCGATCCTGTTTCCGCTCGAGGTCGGGATGCCTTGCCTGTTCTGGTCGCGCGGCGAACGTCTGGGCGACCCGCGCCCGGCCATCATGATCCAGCGCAGCGGCCTCGACTTTGTGACGCTGGCCGGGATTCGCCCCGGCATGACCAGCCTGCACGCGAACGTGCGGCACGTCGATGACCCGTACCTGCAGAGCCACCCGCTGGCACGGCGGGCCACCGGCGCGGAGAGCAGCAATGGCGGGGCTTGGGATTACGTGCCCGACATGCGCTATGAGTTCTTTGTGCCGGCCCGGGCGGTCACGATCGACGGCGTGGAGCTGGAGTTCGCGCAGCTGATCCTGCACCTGGCCAACCTCGGCTGGTCGCCGGACCTCATGGCTGGCACGATCCGCCGCAAGGGGCTGAGCAAGGACCTGATCGAGCAAGTATTGGCCGCCAACCGGCGGTAGCAAGCCAAGGGATTCAACAGGAGCGGAGCCCGTAGAGGATGGCGATGATGGCCGCCACGATCGCCAACCTCCAGAAGTCGGGGTGCACCTCGCGCAATAGTCGCCGCATGGGTTTGTCCTCGAACCGGAAAGCATAGCTGTGCAAGGCCAAGTGTTACAGCCGCTGGTCGCCTCGTGGGCGGGGAAAATCCAGGAGGCGGTGCGCGCCAAAAAGAAGTTTGCCGACACCGCTCAGCAATGCCAGGAGTTCTTTGCCGGCAGCTGCGGGTTCATGTTCCAGCAGGAATACCTGAACAAGTACGTGGGCGGGAGCCTGTCGCCGAAGTTCAAGATCACGATCGCCAAGGCCTTCGAGCTGGTGGCCCTGTACGGGCCGACGCTGTACTGGCGCAACCCGGCTCGTCTGGTCAAGCCGCGGCGTCGGCTGGAGTTGTCGCCGGAGCGGTTCGGCGGCCTGGACCCGACAGGCTGGCTCTACTACCAGGCCATGCAGGAGTCCCAGCAGGAATCGGTCCGCGATGAGGTGGCGGCCGAGCTCCAGGAGCTGTACCTCAACTACACGCCTCTGGAGCAGCCGGACGGCCTGGCGCAGCACGCCAGCGATGCCATCACCGAGGCCCTGGTGAAGGGCGGCGGCTGTTTGTGGCCGCGGCCGTATTTCATGCCCGGTAGCCAGCGGGTCTTGACCGGTTGCTTCTACGACACCATCGACAACCTGCTGATCGACCCCGATGCCACCAATCTCCGCGACGCGAAATGGATCGCCCAGCAGTGCGTGCAGCCACTGTGGGAGGTCGAAAGGACCTACGGGTTGCCGGCGGGGTCTCTGGCGGGTAAGGGCCAGTACGAGTCGGCCGACGCGCAGGGGCGCAATCAGACGGTCAATCCCTGGGCGCAGGTGGATCGCCGGATCGGCAAAACGAACGATCTGTTGACGTACTGGAAAATTTGGAGCAAGGGGGGCTGCGGCGCCCGCCTTGCGGGGCCGGCCAAGATGGAGGACGAGTTGGGCCGGGCAATGGACCAGGTGATCGGCGACTACGCGTATCTCGTCGTGGCGCCGAATGTTCCCTGGCCGCTCAACTGCCCGATCGAGTTCCTGCGGTCGGCCGGCGATGGAGAAATCCGGCAGCGCTTCCGCTGGCCGGTCGAATTCTGGAAAGACGACCGCTGGCCGGTAAGTCTCCTGGCGTTCTATCGCCAGCCCAATAACCCCTGGCCGATTGCCCCGCTGGCGCCGGGCCTGGGCGAGCTGACCTACATGAACATCATGCTCAGCTCGATCGCCCACCACATTTGGATGAGCAGCCGCACCTTCCCGGCCATGCCCAAGCAGAGCGAGAAGGAGGTTACGGCTACGATCCTCAGCGGACAGGACTTCGCCCCGATCTATTACTCGCAGCTCGCCGGGCGCAGCGTGGATGACATCGTGAAGTTCATTCAGCACCCGCAAATGAACGCCGAGGTGTTTCAGTTTTTCGATTACCTGTCGCAGATGTTCGACCGGCGGGTTGGGCTGACCGAGCTGCTCTACGGCCTGAATCCCGGGGGCGTGCAAAGCCGCACCGCCGAGGACATCAAGAGCAAGCGGGAGATGGTCAGCATCCGCCCGGACTACATGGCGGGGCGGGTCGAGGACTGGATGACGCAGGTCGCCGAGATGGAGCGGCAGGTGGCTCTGCGGTTTGTCGATCCGGCGCGGGGCGACCTGGCTGGACTGTTCGGCACCGTCGAGCAGCAACTGTGGAGCCAGCTGATCAGCAATATGCCTGAGGAGTACGCCTTCCGCGAGCTGCGGGCCACGATCGCGGCCAACAGCACCCGCAAGCCCGACAAGGCCCGCGACACCGAGAACCTGCAGCAGATCCTGCCCACGCTCGTGCCGTTCATGCAGACCCACTTCCAGATGACGGGTGACGTCAGCGGGATCAACGGCCTCCTGACCCAGTGGGGCAAGGTGATCGACCAGGACATGAGCGCCATGCTGCTGCCCGACCTCCCGCCCCCCAGCGGCAACCCCGAAGCGGAAGCGGCCGCCCAGCAGCAGCAGTTGGAGCTCGAGCAGTTCCAGCAGCAGATGGCGATGGACCAGCAGCGGCACCAGCAGCAGCTCGTTATGAACAGCCAAAAGGCCGAGCAGGGCCAGCAGATGCACGAGGCCAAGCTGCAGCAGATGCAGCAGATGCTGGCGATCAAGAAAAAGCAGGCCGCCCAGCGGCCCAAAGCGAAGGCCCGAGCAGCATGACCCCCAAGCAGCTTCAGCGACTTCTGAACAAATACGACCCGCAGTGGCGGGATGCGGACCTGGTGCGCGACACCGGCCGCGTGCTCGCCTACCTGGAACTGCGCGAGCAGGGCGCCAGCCACAACTGGGCAGCGATGTGCGCCGCCCAAAAGGCCCCCGCCAGCCGCACCGACCGCGAGTTCTTTGCCGGCCGCCACACGCTGGCCCAGCAGTTCGCCGGCAACGAGCAGCAGCTCGCGGCGATCGTGGACGCCGCCCGCCGCCAGGGCTTTGAGCCGCAGGCCAACATGATCTACGACTCGACCCTCGCCCGCACGCTTGGCGATCCGCAGGCGTTCCTCAGCCCCAGCGGGGGCGTCGGCGAACTACGCCGCAAGGTCGAGGCCGTCGGCGGCAGCTACGACGGGGCGGTGAAAATCAAAGCCCGGCAGCCGGAGCAGCCGCCCGAGGCGGCCCCCCTGGCCCCCGATCTGGTCGCCGACTTGATCGAGCAGAAGGTCCGCGAAAACCCCGACCTGGCCCGTGTCGATCGCCGCGACCTGGCGGCCGAGGTGCAGAGCAAGCACGGCTACTCCGACGCCAAACGATCTGGACAATCAGCCCAGGCGCTTGTCCCGAACGGACAATCCCTGGATAGTGTAATAGCCCGGGCGGCCGTGACGTCCCAAACCCTCAAGCGGAGAAAGTAACATGCCCGTCGCCTCGACCATCAGCCAAGAATTGGCCAGCCAAGTGGAGAACAATATGCTGGCCAGCCTGTCCGCGGCCGCAGAACTCAAGAGCCTGCTCAACCGCCTGCAGGCGCTCGTTGCCGAACAGGACAACGGCGTGGGTGCCGCTGCGGGCGGCTCCGCCGTCGTGGCGGCGGAGTTCGGCACGGGAGTCATGCGGCGCACCGTCCTGGCCTTGACCGACCTGCTGATCCCGGTCGCCGACGCCAATGCCTTTGCCAGCCAGAAAATCTATGACTTTCCGGAGGGGCGGATTCTGGTGCATGGCGTCACCGCCAACCTGCGCTGGGGCGTGACCACGACGCGGGCCAGTACGATCAACGACAACGCAGCCCTGGATTACTCGCTGGGGACGGCGGCCGAAGCTGCGGATACGACGCTGGACAGCACCCAGGCCAACCTGCTTGCCAAGCAGGACGTAACGCTGAGCGGCGCCGGATCGGCCTACACGGCCCTGGCGGGGGCTGCGCTGGCGGCTGCCGCCCAGTTCGACGGCACCACCACGCCCGTCGATGCGTACCTCAACGTCTCGTTCCCGACCACCACCGACATCGACGGCGATGGCACGCTGAAGGTCAGCGGCACCATCACGATCACCTGGAGCCCGCTCGGCGACTACTAATCCGCCCTGCATGTCCCCGAAAGCCCCTTCGTTTTCTTTGGAGCACTAACCATGAACCGCTTGCTATTCGCTCTCGTCGCCACGGCGGCAGTGGCTGTCCCCGGCCTGGCCCCCGCCTCGGATCTACCCAGCCGTGCCATCAGCGCCTCGAGCGGCGGCCAAACGGCCAGCGTCACTTGGCCGCTGTCGAACAAAGCCGGACTGATCGCCCAGGAGGGCTCGCACTTCATCGTCCGCAATCCGACGCCCGGCACGGGAATCGCCGGCCACGCGGCAGCTACCACGCTGGATGACACCAAACCGCTCTTGCTCATCAAGAACAACTCGACCACGCGGGACAACATCCACATCTACCTGGATTACATCCGCCTGCGCCTCACCAACGCCGGCACGGCAGGCACCAACGTCCGCTTCGACATGAAAGTGGATTACGTCAACCGCTACACGTCGGGCGGCACGGCCCTGACACCGATCAACGTCAACGCCAACAGCGTGGCCCAGTCCGTGGCCCTGGGGAATGCCTACTTCGGAGCGATTACCGCTCCGGCGGCGGGCACCAACGTGCGACTCCTGGATGGGTACGAGTTCCGCCCGGTCATCGGAGTGGTGGGCGACACCTACACGATCAACTTTGGCGGGCCGTCGATGCCGATGACCGCCCTGCAGACCAGCGGCACGGCGATCACTCACTCGACGGTGAATTTTCATCCCGTCGTCATCGGGCCCGGCCAAACATTCCTGCTGCACCAGTGGTCGGCCTCACAGTCGGGCGCCTACCAGTTCGAGGTCACCTGCTCGTACTTCGAGCGTTAAACCGCTCGCCATCACCATGGACAACCTGTTTAGTCATCACGAATTCATCCCGCCCGGCCCTCCCCGCCGGGCGGCCGCCGTCGCTCCGTCCAATGACCTATTGCCGTTTGTGAGCCGCTACATCTGGGTCGGCACGGCCGGAAACCTGACCCTCGTCACCGAGTACGGCGATACGGTGACCTACGCCAATCACCCGGTGGGCCGGCATGAAATCGCGGCCACTAAAATCCTGCCAGCCACTACTGCCGGCAATCTGGTCATCGAGGCCTGATGTCTCTCACGCGCTATGAGCTCGCCACCTTCCAAGACGCCATCGAGCAGGTGCTCGATGCTGTGGTCGGCGGCGATGCGGATCCGCGGCGGAGGCGAAACGCAGCGCGGGCCGTTCGCGAGGCCCTGCGGGACCTGGCCAACTACCGCAACTGGTCGTGCTACTACCGCCGCGTGATGCTGGCGACAGTGGCTCAGCAGACGGACGGTACGCTGGCCTACGACCACACCGGCGGCTCGAGTGAGCGACTGGTGACGCTCAGCGGCGCCACGGTCGATAGCTCGGTCGAGCTAGCGGAACTGATCATCGGCAACGTCCGCTACGAAGTCGAGAAGTACCTCAGCAGCACGACGTTCACGCTCAGCGAGCGGGCCAATCCTGGCGCCGATGTGGCGGCGGGCACCAGCTACACGCTCGTGCGGCCCACTTACTCGCTGCCGGACGACTTTGGGGCGATGGGGCAGCTCCTCGATCCGCAGTCCGCCGGGCGCGTGCTCAGCGAGGTCACCCTGGAGGAGGCCCTGCAGATCGACCGCACGGTCCGCACGGCTGGCCTGCCCTGGGCTTACGCCTTCGCGCGGCATCCGCGCTACGCGGGCGGCCGGTCCCTCCGGTTCGCCCCCAGCCCGACCACCGCCCGCACCTACGACGCCATCTACCGGGCCCGCCCCCTGCCCCTGCTCGTCGAGCTGGAGGATGACGGCCTGGTCAGCATCACAAGCGGCTCGCCGACTGTTACCTGCGACACGGCGGGCACGTTCACCCAGCAGCATGTCGGCTGCGTGCTGCGGCTGAGCGCCGACAACAGCAACCCACCCACCACCGCGGCCGGGAACTTGCAAGATGTGGTCAACCCCTATACCTTCCAGGGTGTTGTGCGGAGTGTGGAGTCCAGCACGAGCCTCACCCTCGAGCAGGCCGCCGATCAAACCCTGGGCCCGGTGTGTTACACGCTCAGCAGTCGCCTGGACCTGGAGGCGGGCGCCATGCTCAACGCCCTGCTGAAGATGGCCGAGGCCCGCATGGCGTCGATCGAAGGACGTGATGACTGGGCGGAGCGCAAAAAGGAGGCAGTGGAGGCCCTGCAGGTCGCCGCCGAGGCCGACCTGACGAGCTTCCCCGGTTCCGCCAATCCGCCAGTACCGACGCGCCTGGGAGACCTGGCGACGTCGATTGACCGCTCGCTGAACTAATAACCATGCCCGACCGCGGCCTGCCAAGCACCGAAGACCTCTGCTCCGCCGCGGTGCGCCGGGAGCTGGTGGCGCTCGGCCTGCCCGGCTACGACGACGGCCGACCGCTGCAGGAATCCGAAATCCAGGAGCGGGAGAATTGGTACACCGACGACACGCCGCACCGCGGCCTGTCGATCCACACGCTGGGAGAGCGATTCAGCCCGCCGCCGCTGGGCCTGCAGGACGTGGCCTACGGCGTGGCCATTACGGGCGCGGTCAAGAAGTCGGGCACCGCCAACCGGCCGAGCAAGTTGGTGGGCTTGTGGATGACGGCCGCCCGCCGCCGCTTTCAGCACGTCCGTATCCCGATCGGCGATGAACTGTCCGGCGGGGTGCGGCGCAATGTCTGCCATGTCACACCCGGCCGCCCCGATATTCCGCGGCGCAAGAGCTTTCGCGACTGGGAGGTGCGGCAGATCATCGTGTGGTTCTGGACGCGCGAAACCCCGGACGCCGGAGAATAGCCCATGAGTGGATCCTGCGCGCAGCCGGCCTTTGGGAGGCTGGCCATCAAAACCGGCGAGAGCCCGTACACCTGGAGCGGCGGCACGCGGCTGCGGTACTGGCGCGAAAACGTCCGCTACCGCGGCACGTGGGGGCACCCCAACGTCATCATGGGGACCCTGCAAGAGGACAGCGAGCGCGTCCGGCGCGGCCCGAGCCTCTTTGCCGGCGTTGTCACCGTGCCCGTAAATCCGGCAGAAATGCAGATACTCGGCCCGCTGTTTATGGGCGGGAGCTTCGCGGGAACTACCTGCCCCTACGCGGAGACGGTCCCGACGTTTGGGATGCTGGTCGATAAGGTGACGGACGTCTATGAGTACCCCAACGGCGTCGTGAACCGCATCCTGATTCACGGCCAGCAGCGGGGCCCTGAAGGCCCTCCCAACTGGATCACGATGGCAGTCGAAGTCCTGTTCAAAGACGAGATCGACGGCCAGTCCTTCCCCGACGCGCTGGCTCTTCCCAAGACGGCCGACTACACGGATTTCGTGTTCGAGGATCTGACGCTGACAATCTTGGGGGCAGCCCGGGCACCCAAGGAGTTCTCGCTCCTGATCCATCGCCACCAGCGAGCGCGCTATGTCAACTCGATCAAGCCGAACCGGTTTTGCACGTCCGGGCTGACGGTGGTGCTGACGGCGCGCTTTCCGTTCGACGACGACCATTTGGACCTGCACGACCAGCCGTTGGCCGGCGCCAGCGGCAGCCTGGCGCTGACCAACGGCACGGTCAGCACGACCTTCAACTTCGCCAATCTGCAGTCTCCGCCCCTGACGCCAGAAAATCCCGGCAATGGGCAGGGGGACGAGGAGGGCGAAATCGACATCGTGACCACCTTGGTGGCCCGCAAGGCCGGCAGCACCAATGCGATTACACTGATCAATGACAGCACCGTATAAACTATCCCTGGATAGCTTCCATGCCCCATCCCGACGACGAGCTCGACGATCGTGAGCAGCCGGCCCCGGAAATGCCTGCGGAGCCCATGGTGGCGATCCCGTCGGCCGAGG